ACGAAATCACAATTTGTGAGAAAGGAATAAATCCAGAAGCAACATTTAGGATATTAAAAGAAGATAAAAACAAGGTGAAAAAAATGACAGAAGCAGAAAATGATGTAATGACGCAAATGACAGATGTCCTGTCACGTCTGGAAGGAAGACTCGACTCCATGGAGAAAGGGGAAATGCCACCGGGCTTGAAAGAGCATATGCAAGGCAAGAAGAACGACGACGACGGCGATGAGAAAGACGACGAAGAGAAAATGTATGGTGACAAGAAAGAAGCCATGAAAGATGAAGAAGACAAAGATGTCGAAAAATCACAATACTCTGACGTTATCTCCTCTGAGTACCTAAATTGGATGGAAGACACTCTGAAGAGTGCAGGTGTGGACACAATTTCCGCACGTGCTCACTTTGATGATGTCAACAAGGCAAACCTTGGTTCTACCCCAGAAGAAATTGGAGACGGAGCAACAAGGTTTGGTGGACAAGCACCAAAGAGGGAAACCGTAGACGGAAAGCCAGAAGTCCCCAAGGCCAACTTTGGCTCTGGTGGAAAAGGCAAGAAATCCACACTAGAGAAGTCTGACTTCCTAACAGCAGACAGAGTATCTGACTCAGACATCGAGGCAGCATACGAAGTCTACAAAGCAGCAGCACTGGAGCAGGAGTTCAAGGGAAGCCTAGAAAACCACTTCTCCAGCAGATTCGCATCAGAGAGGCAACACGAAATAGCAAAAGCAGAAGCAGCAGCATTCGATGCTCGCAGCCCACTAGCCGCTATCGAGAAGTCTCTAGCCGCTCTTACAGAGCGCATCGACAGCATCGGCTCAGTAGAGTCCGGTTCTACAATCGCAAAATCAGCAGCATCCCTTCCAACCGTTGAAATCCCTTCAACTGAGGAACTCGCAACAATGAGTTGGGACGAGGTACATAACCTCGCAAACAGCACCTTCAGGAGTGATTAAGAATGGCAAGAAACTACGTACGCACAATAACAGACATGGAAAGATACTACTACGGAGCAGGTAACTCAATGGGTTACTCCTACTCCGGCAGTGAACTATTGAAAGCAGATGCACCAATGCTCAGCACCACTGCTGGTACTTACCAAGCAATTTACGGTCGCAAAGTTTGGTCTCAATTGAACCAAGAGTTCAACGCATTCAGTATTCTACCTAAGAAGCCTTGGGACCGCAGTGGATGGCGTGTCGTCACCGCAAAGCCTTCTAAGTCAGTTGGCGGCGGTATCGCAGAAAACGGAACTCTTCCGGACACCACCAAGCCTACCTTTCAAAATGTGGCCGCAAAGCCAAAGACAATCGCACACTCGTTCGATATGTCCGAAGTTGCTATCTTTTTGAATGACAAGGACGATGGACTTGGCGACATTCGCTCAGTCTTGAAGGAAGAAATGGGTAAGCATCACGCAGAGCACATCAACGACATGCTCACTACTGATGTTACAACCGTTGCAGGAAACGACATCGAGTCTCTTGACCGAATCACTACTGGTAACAACAGCATGACTGCCGGAACTCACTACGATGCAGGCGATGAAGACATTTACTCCATCGACCGCAGTGCAAACACATGGGCTTTCGCAGAAGACTCTGCTGACAGTGGCTCTGCTAACAGAACGCTTTCGCTCGACCATTTGGATGAGACCTTCCGTCTCCTTTGGGAAAGAGGAGGTAACCCGAAAGTTATGCTTACCGGGTACGATACCTTGATGCGCATTCAACAACTTCTACAATCGCAACAGCGATTCATGGAAGAAAAGAGAGTCGTCCCTACCTTCAACGGTGTTAAGGGCGTTCCCGGTGTTGAGGCTGGTTTCATCGTTGCAACATACAACGGTGTTCCTATCATCCCGACCAAGGAGATGTCAAGCGACGGTATCAGCAGAATCTACATGCTCGACACCGACTACACATACTTCTCTACTGCAAAACCAACTCAATACTTTGAGAGCGGAATTGAAACCGGCGACCCGTTCGCTGTCAACCGCCTCGGACAAGAGGGACTTTACCGAACAATGGGTGAAGTTTGGACAACATTCTTTGGAGGTCAAGGTTCAATCCGTGACCTTAAGTGAGGATAAAAAAATAAAATTATAGGAGATGAAAAATTATGGTAGCAACAACAACAACTACAGAAAAAGGACTTAGTATCAAGGTAGCAGACAGCGACTTCACACTCGTTGATATTCTCGCTGACATTGACATGAGACAAGGAACTCCAGTTAAGGAAACAGGCTGGTTGGACGGTAACTCCGGCGGCTCTTACCCCGGCAGTCTTACTGGTTTCAACGCAAGTAACGCTGACGGTAATGCTGTTGGCGGTCTACGAATGGTTACTTTTACGGTGAATATCGTTCAAGCAGCAACCGTAGAGCCTCTATTGTTCTCGGCTGGTGCTTCAAAGATTCTTGGAATAGTCGGACTCGCTTCGGCAACCTCCGCAAAGGATGTTACAGCAACAATGACGAACACAGGTAAAGTAGGTGCAAACGATGATACTGCGCCTCTCGCAACAGGTGGAGCATTGCCTTGTCTTATTTTGGAATCGGAAAGCGCAAACCAAGTTTGCCAAGTCACAGTCCTATTGCTCGGTGCATGAGGTGAATAACCTTGCCTACAGTAACATACTTGGGACCTACCGTCTATCGAAAGAGGCCGGACATCAAGGACTCTTGGATTCGCAAAGAACCCGTCGAAGTCAGTCAAGAATGGCTGAACACGCACCGGGTAGCAGTTTGCTCCAATCCAACAGCATTCCTTGTTGAAGGCGACGAACAAGCGGCAGTCACAGTAGATGCAGAAAACGACGGCATTCCGGATTCGGG